CCTCCGCCATTCGTCTCGCCTCCTTCCGTCTGCCATCCAAAACAGTTCCCGGAGCGTCAGCGGCCCCGGATTTACCCCGACGATGCCGGCGAGTTGCCACAGGAGTTTCCAGGCGTCGGCCGCGGTGACGCGAGGACGGTTTTCGTCAGTTCCGCCTCGAACATTTGGTCGATCCCCGGGTCTTTCAGCCTCACCGTCGCCAGTTCGCACGCTCTCGTCCGCAGCTGCTTCAGTTTCTCCCACGCCGTCCGCGCCGGTTCGCGGCGGGACGGGTGGGAAAAAGTAAAAAGCCCCTCGGCCAGTGCCTCCTCTGCGGCTTGGAGGACGTCGCCGCTCATCGCCTGCCCGAACTGCTCGTCGGTGACGCCCCGAGCGTCCGCCTCCGGCTTGCAAATGACGAACAGGACGTCGACGAATAGGACGACGTCGGCCATGAGTTTCCCCATGAGCGTCCCCTCGACGAATTCCATCAAGTCGACAGAGAGAAGGGACCGGACGCGCTTGACCGTGTCGGTGCCGATCGACATGGACCAAACGCGCCCGGCCGTGTCTGTGAAGGTGGTGGGCATCAGTCAGGCGCTCCGGCGGCTTCGTACCATGCCGGCGGGTTGGCCGACGTGGTCGGCTTGGCCGAAACGTCGTAGACGACCGCCGACTCCAGGGCTTGGGCGTCCTGGAAATTGAACACTTCACACGTCGCCCGCAGCCCCTCGGCGGCGGTGTCGGTCGTCGCGCCGTTGAGCGCGAGCAGTTCGATCGGCGTTCCGTTGATGTAGGAGTTCAGCAGCGCCGTAAACGTTGCGTCGCCGTCCTTCTGAACGATCTGGAAGTCGATCGAGGCGTCTTTCAGCGTGCCCCGGCGAGTTCGCCACGTTGAGCCGCGGCGTGAAGTGTCGGCTTCCCCTTTGGTCAGCGGGATCGTCACGTCGCGGGCATTGACGATCTCGACCCACGTCGGAGATGCGTAGGTGCCCGTGTTGTAGTAGAGCTTGCATTCGAGTCCGATTCGCGTCATTGTCGCTCCTTGGGGTGTGGGTTACTGGTCGGAAAGTCACTGAACGCTGTTGGCCCAGAATTTCGGAAGCCGGTCGACGTTGTCTATGAGGGCCGGTCCCATGAATGGGCGTTTTCTGTAGTTGGCCCATCCGCCAGCCTCTCGCACGGCGGCAAGAATGCGGCGTTTTTCTTGTTGTTTGCGGGCTTTGCGCGTGTTGCCGAATGCGTCGTCGGGCGCGCTTTCGATGTAGTCGAGGCTTTTGTTGACTTGCGTTTGCGACACGAACTTGATGTAGGCGGTTCCGTTTGAATTCGGAATTGGCCCGTGGCCGCCGACGTACAGGTTCCAGTTGGTGCCGGCAATCGTCCGGGAGGCTTCCGCGCTAACGACACCGCGCGGACGCTGTTTGCCGCCGTGCTCGTGAACCCGAGCCACGTCGGAGATAAGGTGGGCGGCCGGGCCGATCACCACGGTGTGGTCGCCCTCCACGGCGTAGAGGATCGAGTTTCGCAGGGCACCGCGGCGGGTGTTTGGCGGCTGGCCTGGTTCGCTGTAGGTCTGCCGCGTGCGGATCAGTCGGCGGGCCGCAATGCGCAGGCTGGCGCCGGCGTGGCCGAGGTTCTTGAACGTCGCCTGGCGCATGGCCCGGCGGACGTCTGACGTGTGGTCGACGATTGTCACCTTGGCGGTCATTTGGCCCCCCCGTCTGCGCCGAATGTCCCGAGCGCCCGCTGGAGGTCGCGCTGGCCGGCGGCGAGTTCTTCGAGCGTGTCGGCTTGGCGTTCTTGCGCTCGCGAGAGCGTGGAAAGGGTGTCGCTCGTGGCCTTCAGGAACGTCGTGTGCGATTCGACGACCGGCCGGAGCACGGTTTCGTGGAGCGCGACGGCGGCCAGTTGGCCCCACCACATGACGATCGACAACACGAGGCACGGGAACCCGAATTCCCGGGCCACCCTGATTGCAATGTCGATCACGTCGCGGCTTCGCTGGGTCATCGTGACGGCCCCCCGTGCTGGTTCCACCAACGGGCGATCAAAGCCTGCACGATGGCCGAAATGGCCCAGGTCAGCAGGAACGTGGTGAATGCGAATCCGCACCGCTCCGGGTAGCGGTTGGCGACTCGGTGCGCGATGCGGCGGCGCGATCCTTCGGCGTGCTCGGCCGCGAACGCTCCGCGATTGGCCCCGGCGAACGCTTCGTATCCGACTTCCTCCGCGGCGAGGGCGGCGAGGGCGTCGCACCTTTCGCGCCCGAGCATGGCCCGGCGGATCGGGTAGGCGGCGAGGGCATCCCATGCGGTTTCGCGTGCGGCCTGGCTGGCGGTCTTCATCGGTCGCACCTTCCGTTTCGGCACTTGGCGGTAGCGGCGGCCGGCGCGGGCCGGGCCGGCGTAGCGACCTCGGCGGCCTCGTCGGGCACGTCGGGCACGTCGGCGAGGAATGCCCGCAGTCGGGTGGAGCAGCTCCCGACGGTGAGCCCGTCGCGGCATCCGAACAGCACGCCAGCCAATTCCCCGTCGGCGTTGAACATTGGCCCGCCGCTGTCTCCGCTGCGGGCGGCGGCCCGGCATTCGACCCACTCCGGGGGATGGCGGCCTGGAGGCCCGGCGTACATGGTGACGGCGCCCGTTTGCTCCAGGTACTGCCCGCGGGGGCCGTAGCCGGCGATCGTCAGGCGGTCACCGATTCGGGGAGCCTGGGCGGCGATCGGCACGGGGGGCGCCCCCGGCGGGGCGACCGCGACCGCGGCCAAGTCCCATTTCCGATCCGCTGCGACGACACGGCCTGCGGCGGTGGTGCCATCGGGCCATGCCACGGTGATTCCGGTGCGGTTGTCCTGGACAACGTGCCAGTTGGTGAGCACGATCGCGCGGGTGCCGTTGGCTCGCACGAGCACGCCGGAGCCGATGTCTCGCTCGTTTCCGCGGGCGGCCGATACCCGGGCGACGACCGGGCGCGGGCGGCCGGCGGCCGGCGGCGTTGCGGCGGGCTCGGTGTCACCGGCGGCCTTCGCGGCCGTGAACGTCGGCCCGTCGTCGGCCTGGGCCGCGCTGGCCGGCTTCGGGTCGGGCACGGTCCCCGTCCCGCCGCAGACTGGGCATGCGAACCGCACCGGCCCGGGGCCGACGACCCGGGCGCCGTGGCAGTTGTCGCACGGGCCGGCCGCGGCGATGGTGCAGGCCGCGGCGAACAGGAGCGCGAGGAACGCGGATTTCATGGTTTTCACCCGGCGGCCGGCCGGCTCCAGTCGTCGGGGAGGGTGCAAGACGCGACCGCGAACGACCCTCGCCACGCGGATTTGGCGGTCCGCTCGGAGTCGTACCGCGTGAGGTCGTAGGAATCCGGGTACGCCATGAGCCGCTGCCCGGGTATCCATCGGGCCCACGGCACCGCGTGGCCGTTGCGGCCGACGCTGACGACCATTCCGTGGAGGACGCAGCAAACGGCCTGTTCGTAACTGGCCGGGAAAATCACCTCCAACGGGCGGAACATCCGGGCGGTTTCCTCCCACCCGGTGGGGAACCGATTCAGGGCCACCCACGAGTCCCCAGTTTGGTTTTGGTTGCCCCGGCCGCTGGTTCCCGCGAGGGCGTGGCGGAAGCCGTATTCGGCGGGCTGGAGCTTGTCCGGCAGCATCCCGCGGCGGACGGCGATTTCGAGCACGCGGCGGACGTTGGCGCCGCCCCAGCGTTGCGGGTTGGCTTCGGCGTAGACCGACAGCGGCGACAGCCAGACCGAGCCGTATTGGCCCGACTCGGCATAGCGGTAGCCGGCCTGCGGTCCCTCCCGGTAGATGATCCCGCGGGCCCGGTTGCGGGCGGCTTCGAGGTTGGCCCGGAGGGAATGGCAGGTGCATTCGTGGGTGGGCGTCTGGTTCGTGTAGCGGTCGAGGAAGTTCATGGCCCACGCGTTGGCCTGGTCGTTTTCGGCGGCCCGGGCGGCCCACTCGCGCGGCTCGATCCACAGGGCATCCGGGAAGTCGCGTGAGGCGTCGCCGCAGGCGTCGCGCAGCGCGTCGGTCGTGTCCTCGGCCGCGAGATGGTCGGGGTAGCCGTCGTGCTCGTCCGGAAAGACGTCGATGAGGCGGGGGTGGATGGTCGTCACGGCACGGCCTCCAGGACTGCGGCTGCGGTTGTGGGCGCGGGCGTGACCCGCAGCACGGTCTGGCCGGCCAGTGCGACGACGGCCGGGAGACCGGCTTTGCGGGCGGCCTCCAGGGCGGCGCGGTACTGGTCTGGCACGTCGCCGGACCCGTCCGTGGAGTCGTGTTCCAGGAGCGTCGCGACGATCCGCCGCTCGCGGTTCAGCCGGTCGAGCCCTACGGTGACGCCGGCCGGAATCGGCCCGGCGTCCTTTTCGTAGACGTAGACCGCGGCGGTCGCCGGGCTTGCGACGACGGCCCGTCTGGCGGTGCAGGACGGCATCTGCGGGACGCCGGCAAGCAGGACGAGCGCGACGGTGATAAGAACGGCGGCGCGGATCACGACTGCGGTGCCTCCGGCTTGAGGAGCTCGTCGAGCAGCCGCTGGCATACCGCCACGGCGTCGGTCTTTTTTTGGTCGCGCAGCCGGGCGGCAAGGTCGATTACCAGCCGCAGGTCATCCACGGGCGTCCGCTCGCGGCGCGTCAGCCGCCCCCGGAGCCGCTGGCCGATGAGAATGGCGGCGTAGACGAGACAGCCGACGGCGATTGCCACTTGGGCATACTGAATCACAGTCACGACTTGGCCTCCATCTGCGCGGCAAGTTCGAGGAGCAGACGCACGAGGGCCGCGCCCTCGTGCGTCCGCAGGACGGCGGCGATGTGCTGGGCGAGTTGGTCGTCGATCCGCCCGGCGGTCTGGCTGGCCGCCCACTCCAGCGCGTCGGCGAGGATTTCGCCCTTTCGGTTGGCGTTGGGCTCGGCCGACCAGCGGCGCGCGAACCCAAGCAGCGGCGACCACTGGGCGAGCGTCCGGACTTGTTGGATCGTGGGCAGCGGCATATCAGACCCTCACCAGCGGCAGCAGCTTCTCGATGGCCCCGGATGCGATCGCGACGACGAGCGACCGGACGGCCGGGCGGACAAGCAGCCATAGCGGGTAGACCGCGGCGGGTACGGCCTTGTCGGCCACGGCGTCGAACAGCCGTTCCACCGCGCCCAAGGCGATCGCCTTTTTTTCCGCCCCGGAAAGCGTCTGGACTGAGTCGAGCGTCGTGAGCACGAGCCGCAGGAGCGACAGGAGCAGTTCGCCGAACTCCATCCAGGTCAGGCCGTCGGCGGCGGTGTCCCGGGCCTTGTTCATGAACGTGGCCACTTGGTCGGCGATCGTGGCGAACTGCGCGGCGGCGGCCGCGG